ACCTTCTGATGGTGTAAATTCAACATCAATATCTCTACCATTCATTAAATCAGTTATGTCACCATAATCAGGATCTGCAATAATAGATAATAGTTCAGAATAAATAGTTTTTCCAAACCCCCAAAATTTAACTCCTTCTGATTCTTTACCTCTTACGATAACAGGAACATAAGTTCTCATTTTAGGTTCAATTTTTCTGCCCATTAGCCAGTCATCTTTGTCGCCTGTCTTTTTTAGTTTTTCTGCAAACTCTACAACTGGATCTGCATTACCGAATGTTACAGGAGAAAGCATAGTTCTCTTTGCAATATCATAATGAAAATACATTTCTAGAAAAGGGTTTTCTTTGCGGTGAACGTAAGGGACAATTCTTACTCTTTGCTTGCCAGGTTCTGGTCTGAAATAATTATTTTTTCTGTCGCTTGTCGTGTTTAATTGGTTAAGTTTTGCCTTAATGGCATCTAAATCTAAACTCATAGTTTATTCCTTTAATTGTTTAATTGTTAATTTATGTTTATTTATTAATTATAATATAAGTAATTAATTAG